CTCCAAACCGTATCGATTGCATTCATGTGAAACCAAAAACGTCCTAAAATAATGGATTTGCCATTATTACAAGCGGGTGTAAATTCATGTTCGGCATCTTTAAAGTTCGATTGAGCATTTAAAAGTCCCGAAAAAAGTAATAAAATAAATAATATTTTTTTCATATTAAAGCGGTTTATAAATTGAGATAAAAAACTCCGTACCCGTTGCATCATAGGTGATTTCAGGTAAGTAGTATTGTTTGTTTTCCAATGCGTCAAAATGTGAATACTCAAAATAGCTATTTTTGCCCGAAGGTAAAACCGCTCCGTTTATAATCCCATTACCGAAACCAACGTTGCTAACTTCTACTCTAAACGCCCCAGCGGGTACGCTACCAGCTCCAGTTTCATTTTTTACAATTAATTCTGTTTCTCCAGCCGTTATTGGAATAGGAGGTTTAGGTGTAAATGGATTTTCAATTGGTTTACAAACGTCACAATCCGTAACTACTAAGCTTTTTACGTCCAAATATTCTTCATCTAATAAGATTACAGAACCGTCACAATCCAATAATTCTACTACCTTGAATCTATTTTTACCATACCCACCTACTTTGATAGGGTTTGCAGGATCGGTTAAATCATAGAAAGCAATCGATATTTTTTTATTTGCACCCGAAGCGCAATCCAAATCAACTGATTGAATAGCGTCTACAATTGCACCATTTTTCCATTTTACTTTAAAATCTTGTAAATTTGCCATATTAGTATGTTATTACGGTTATACCAGAATGTAAAGAAGCCGTAAATTGCGGGTCATTTTTCAAGTCAATACTACAATGAATAGTCAATGTAGAATTTTTGAAAATATCCACACCCATCGAAAAATCTTTAACATCGGGTGAAAATTTAATTATTCCTGTAGCATTTGCGAAGGCTTCGTTATCCGCTCTATCAATTGACCCTATTTTTAAATCAATATCGTTGCCTTTAAAAGCATCTTTTCGGACTTTGCCTAAAAAGTCTACTTCTAATTCTACTGTTCTCATAGGAGATAGATAACAATCAAATGCTTCGCCTTCTATTTCGCTAATTTCTAAACTTTTTATCATTTTATAATAAATTAAGTATTAATAATGGGTTGATTGTTTGTGCTACTGTTATATCTCCGTCTGTAGACAATGCGCTTGGTATTGTAATTTCAAAAATATTTGAACATCCCGTAAAAATATCTTCATTACCTGTTGAAGAACCTAAATTTGTCAATGGAGTTCCAAAAACTACTTTGAACAAATTAGAACAATTTAAGAAATTTTGACCTCCGCATCTTACTAATTTTTCTAAAATAGCCTCCGATAATTGCGTTTGATTGCTAAATGTATCATTAGTAATAATTTCTACTTGACTTTTTACACTTATTAAATTATCGCTAACCAATAAGCCAGAAATAGGGTATTGTTGAACAGAAGTAGTATCAAACTCTCGATTAGCATTCATATTATAATTTTGATTATCAAAATAAATATGTGTAAATGGAGAAGCCCCAGCTGCTTGAAAAACTCCGTTGCTTATCGTTTGCCCTATAATTGATGCAAAATCTGATAGTGTAGGCACGTTTAATCCAGCAGTATTTTTAAAAATAAAAAGATTAATTGATTCAAAAATTACATTTATAGAACTATCATCTTGAATTATATTACCCAAACAATCTTCCGTTACGGCTGACACCGTTGCATTTTCAGAAAACTCTAAAAATTCTGTATCTACGGCTAAACCTGGATAGTTAGCATTTGACCTTTTAGGAATCCTTACAAATACGTTAGTAGAAGGCAAAGTTCCATTTGTAGGTTTTGGAATAGTTACTGATTCACTCCACGTTGTACCGTTTAATGAAAATTCCAATACGTTTCTAATACCGCCCGTTATTGAAGTTGCAGAAACTACTACATCATCGTCCAAATTTACTCCGCTAACTTGCATTGTTTGGCTTGCACTTTCATTGGGATTTGATTTTCTAAAATTCAATGATACGGGACTTATAGATACTTGCGGTGTTGTAATTGATCCACTCAAAGATACCGTTGGTGCTATTCCAGCCGTTAAAGTTCCCGTTGTAGCCGTTCCAGTCATTCTTACAAATACTTGCTTATTGACTATATTCCCATTAATAGGTAAAATATTTACCGAACTTGACCACGTTGTACCGTCTAATGAAACTTCCCATCCAGTTGTTACCGATACGGTTCTATTTCCAGCTCCTAAGTCTGAGCCATTGACTAATATAGATTGAGGCGCACTATTATTGCACGCATTTTTAGCAAAATTATTGAGGCTTGACACGTTTGTAGTCATTTCGGGAGTTGGAACTCCTTTCAACTTATTTATGTGTCCGTGAATGTCATTAATTGAACATCCAGCGCCTATAATACAAGAACTCATATCGAAATCTCTATCAATATGAAATCTAACTTGTCCACCTACTTTTTCAAAAAAAGTAATCCACTCCGTTGGCACGTTGAAAAAATTTGCAACGTCCGAAATATTATTTATACTACTTGCACACGTTCCATCCATTGTAAAATTATATATCAATGGGTCACAACACGCTGTAGTTTGGGTTGTTGGTCTTATTTTTGGCATTTTATTTTTATTTTAAACAAAAAAAAAGGGGGGTTTTACGCCCCCAAATTATAAGCAAAAATTAGCAAGTATAATCGAATACATCACCACAATTTTCAATGATAAAAATACCATCTTGTGTTGTGTCGCATCCGCCTGGAATAGCTTTGAAAAGCTCCATATAAACAGATGGATTATACATGATTTTATCACAATCGTGATCGATTCTTATTTCATAATCAACCTCTTGCGTTACCATTTCACCATTCACTCCCATCATTGGAACTGATTTTGTACTTCTTTTCAATGATTCCAAATCTTTCTTTTTAGAAGGGCTTACAAAATCAAACCATTCTACTAATTGAAACGCTCCAGCAGGGATTAGCATAAATGCGTTTTCACCAATCTTAGCGTCTAAAGAGTAATCTTTGAACATTGGAATTGTATTGAATCCTAACAACTCTAATTGAGTGATAATAGAACCACCAACCAACATATAATCGTTAATATCCATTTGAGCCTCAACCATCAATTTTTCAATAGCTACAACTGGGCTAAAATTAATTTGTGGGGTGTTTGTTAAAGGGTTTTTAACAAACATTTTCCATTGACGGTAGTTTGTTGGAACTACTCTTGAAACAACCATATCAAGTACGATTTTATTCAATTCAACTAGAAATTTTCTATCCACTTCCATTACTTTTTCAGTAAATTTAGACATTTCGTCTCTTTCACACCATGATGCAAAATCTTCATGTGATAACATCAAAGCTGCTTCCTCACCATTTTTACAAGTTGTATATCTTGTATCGATTGTGAACTGCTCTTGACTTACCGATTCTCCGTATGTTACTTTGTCTTTGTCGCACTCAAAGTCTTTAGCGCAAACTGAAATACATAATGGATTATCAAATTCCAAAATAACGGTTCTTCTTTTTCCAGGCGCACCAGTAAAAGAATCTTGAAGGCTTGTATATCTTCTATTTAAAGAAGATTTAATAGCTGCCAACGTGCCTAAATTATTATAAAATCTTCCGTTTGGACTATTTTTAAGTCCGAAAAAATCCTCATAGTTTGCGATTTTTGGCAAACAAGTTATAGGATTAACTAATTTTGATTGTGACATATTTTTTATTTTTAAAATTTACAAATGATTTGAGTTTTTTTCGTGTCCACCACGTGAAAATATCGCATTGAGCGTATGCAAATTTAATGTTTATTTATATCACTAATTGTGTACTAATTTGCGAAATAAAAAAGCCACCCTATAAAGAGTGGCTAAAAAAATTAAAAAAAATGAATGCGCTTTAATCTTCTAGTAACCTACTAGCGTTTTTGTTGTATTTGTAATTTGTAGCACCTTTGCCATCTATAGGAATATCTACCCTACCATCTGGTGCTTTTTCGGCTTTAATAACTCCCAATTCTTTGTACTTACTTTCTAAGTAATCTACAACGGTCATAAATTCACCTACTTTGCCTTGTTTCGGTATTTTCAATCCTTTGTCATCAGTTGGGAATATTTGTCCATCAATCGTTTTTAATTTAGCCTCTTGCTCTATTTTTACATAAATTAAATCAAACATTGAATTGACATCACCTAAAATTCTATCTTTGAAGTTAGCTTGATTGATTGCTGCCAAAGTGTGCTTTGTTTGGACACGTGTCATAAAATCGTTTTTAGAATTTTCGATTTCTGCAATTTTCGATTGCCATTCTTGATCCTTTGATTCCATTTTTTGCTCGTATTCAGCTAATTTTGTTTGCATTCCTAAAAGAAGTTCTTTGTCGCCACCTTGTTTTTTTGCCGAAATTTCATAGGCTTTTCTCAAATATTTGTGAGCGTCCTTTTTTTCTTCTTCAGTGAATAGCTTTTTTTCTTCTTCCGTAATTGAATACAATTTGTCTACTTCCCTTGACTGAGTAGCCATAATAGCTAATTTTGCCTCGTTGAATTTTTGATTTTCTAATCCTTTCAAGTCCACTATTTTCTCAATAGGTATCGATTTTAAAAAATCATCACTGTTTAAAAATTGCTCTTTGTACTTTGACTCTATTTGAGCCATAACGGACGCTTTTGTTTCTTCCGTTACATCTTCGGGAATATCGATCCCAAATAATTCGTTAATGTTCATTCTTAATTATTTAAGGTTAAAATAAAGTACAAATTTACAAAAAAAAAATTAATATAAATAAAATAAAAAAAAAGGCTACCCGTTTGAGTAGCCTTTAAAGTTTTTAGCAATGTTTTATTTTTACTTGTTTCTTGGTTTTCTTTCTTTTACCAATTTCGTTTCTTCTGATACAATAGCGTCCATTGTTTCTACATTTTCAGATACTTCTTCATTTGTAGCGGTTTCGGGGCTTTTAACCTCCAAAGCTTCAACTCTTACGGGCTGCAATACTTCTACGCTTTTGGTAGTTCTTTCATTGAACGTTTTCCCGTGAAAAGGCTTGATAGTTGCGTCCTTTGCTGTTGGCAAAATTTCGATTACTTCGGGCTTCAAATTGTAGCCTCTTTGGCTCAACAAACCTTTATAATCAAAATTTCCAGCACCCGCTTTGCCTTTTGCCTTTAAAAAGGGTTGTCTAGTTGGATAGACTTCTGCTAATTTTGCTAACTCTTCATTTGATAATGAATTGATTTTTTCGATTGACCCCGCATCTAATACGTGTGGGTGAAATTCTTTAATTTCCATTTTGGTTAAATTTTAATATTAATAATAAGTTAATTCCGTATGCAAAAATTCCTATAATATCATTTATTTGAATAAATATAGGAATAAAAAAAAGACTAAGCCAAAAATTTAGGCAAAATCCACAAATAAATACTTTCAAAATTCCCAATTCTTCAATGTTTATTAAACACTCTTGAATGCTATATTTTTTCCCTTTCAATAGAAAAAGATATTTGATAAAAAAGTCTAGCGGTGCTTTTTTATAATTTACAAGTGGATTTCCAATCAAGAAAATCCAAAATTGTACAAATCCAATCAATCCAAAGATTGCAATTAGTTCATATAATATTCCTGAGTAGTGCATATTGTAAAATTTGAAAATCCATCAATTGATAAAATAAAGCTATTGAACGCCACGCTAAAAGAATAGCAATAGTTTTCATTAATATCTGATAAATCGAAAATTAAAGGTTCACCCGCTAAAAATCTTTGACCTTTTATAATTCTTTTATTTAAAAAAATTAATGTAACTTGATATAAGCCGTCTTGATCTGCAACAAAAGGCGTTTTTAATTTTGCCTTATTATCGCACGCAACCACCATTAGTTCACATAAATTTTTAGTACATTTATAGCAATTAGCACTCATCTTCTATACAATTTTCTTCTATTTGATAATTATGGGTTAATTCAACACCGATATATCCTATTGATTGCAAAGATAATACATTTTTTATTATACTACCTTCTTTTTTCAATAGGTCTTCTTTATTCGATATAATCCTTTCTATTTTGAAATTTTCGCTACCAAAAGCTTGTTTTAATTTTCTCAATACTTTGTCTAATTTTCTAGGAACTTTTGAATACGACACAAATAAATAGCGTTGTGAATAAATGTAGTCATCATTGCACCCACTTATTCTTATTGGAGTTCCCGTTGCATCGCCCAAAGGTCGCATATAAGCAAATTCACATTCTGTATCGGTAGGCATTAATGGCACAAAATCCACGCCATCAAAGGATCCTGTTTGAAGCACGCCCCCAATGGTCATTTGCATTGCATCCATTTTGAAATTTTCAAAAAAATCGCATAATCTATTTTGCATTGAATATTGTTTTTAAATCTTCTAATATTAATTTTACGCTAAGTTCATTAGCTATTTTTTCTTCTTCTTCCGATAGCGTTAATACGGTTCGTTCCAATTTACCCGAGTGCCTTTTTTGAATATCGTCTAGCTTTTTTTTGTCTTCTTGAATCGTTATTACTACCTCCGTTCCTTTGTTTACGGTTCTAATTGAGTTCATTAGATTTTCAGTTAAACTCAAATCTACTACTTTTGTTTGCTTACCCAAAGAGGCTCTATAATTTGCGTAAGTCTTTGAGTATGGTTTTGGGCTTGATTTGCCGTCCACGTCCTTATATCCTTTTGAAGAATCAAAAACCCTTGACATCATTTCGCCACGTGCCTGATTTAAAGCAAAAAATATATGATCTAGCGGTTCGTTACTAGATGCGTATTCTTTTAATCGTTCAAGTTTTTTTAGTATATCCATTAGAACCTTGCGCTTGCTTTAAAATTTTGAGCCTCACAAATTACACACCAGTCACTAGATTTTGATAGTTCAGCGTGTAAAATATCTACCATTCCTTTTGTGGTTTTTTTGCCGTATTCATTTATTCCGAACATTTTTTCTCTATATTGGGTATTTAAAACTCCTATGAAATTTTGCGCACTTTCCTGAGTTACCGTCATTTCATTAATACGTCTTGAATGCGATAATTTATTATAAAATTCGATTCCAAATTGAATAGCTATAATATTAGTAAGTAAATCTTTTACCGTATTGGTTGCTATTAAATCACAAATTACATTACTTACATCACAAGTCAATGAAGCTGAAACAATAAACTTATAAAGTATATTTGAAGGCGCACCATCTTTTACGCCACTTTGAGCTAAGTTCGATTTTTTCCCACTACAAGGCTTGCAACTTTGATCATAATCTTCAATATTGTAAAATTCAAGCGTTGAATCTTCATTTGTGATTATTACAGACTTTCGGGTAGTTGAATAATCCAAAGTAGCCATACAAATTGTGTCTTTTACGGCTGTTAATTGGTATTCTTTAACCTCGAATCCATCGTTTAATTGAATGATAAAATTCCCATCAAATTTAGGTTTAAATCTTATTTCTTTGATAGACGTTACAGAATATTTAGAGTATGAAGTGTCTAAAATTTTAACACCTCCAGTTCCAGTAACTACATAGCTATTAAAACCGTATGTATTTATCATATTGTCTACGGTGCTTTTTGCCGAAACATTGGTTTGCGCAAAACTCAAATCCCCTAAAACTTTATTTTTTGCAATTTTTAGTAATTGTTCCCCCAACGCGCGCCCCGTCAATGTGTGTTCATCTGCTACCATTGCTAATTCTGTAGTGTTGATTCCTACATAATCTTCTATGTATAATTTACCAGCCAAAGGCTCGCTGAAACATTTAAGTCCGATTAAATCTAAATTGCACATATTCTATATTTTTATTATTGGTATAAATTCGTGTCTGCACCCCCAATGAAGTCTTAATGTAGGGATTTTTAATATATCTTTTTTTTCACCTATAAAGCCATTTTTTAGTGCCAAAGGCATTATTTCACTTTCAATCTCTTTTAACGTTAAATCTCGCCCCATTTTAAGCCATTTTTTGCATTGTGGGCTTGAAGTTTCTATCTCCGTTCCGATTATTTTATATCCAGTTATTTTATCTTGGTATTTGTCCGTTATGGCTTGATCGATAACTCCGTTATAAGATTGACTAGCTTGTAAGGCGGTGTTTTTTACATACCTACTTAAATTTGTAGGTGCGTCTCCTTTTTCAATCGATGTTTTTAACGTCTTTTCCATTTCTGTAATTGACGTACCGGATTGAATATTTTGAAGTATTATTTTTCGGAGTGGCTGGTTGAATTTTTCATTTAATCCTTGCTCGCTATAATAGCTCAAATACTCGTCTATTTGTATTTTTAGACTATCATTTACTTTGAGTTTTTGGATTTCATAAGTCTTTAATTTTTCAGCTCCGTGGTCTTGAATCTTTGCCGTTATTTTTTGCAAAGATTTTCTATAAGCATTGGAATTATAAAAAGAACGTATTGATTTTTTAACTATACTTTGAGTAGTTTCGGTTTGCTCTAATCGACCGCCCGTAGACTTTGTATTTTTTTCTACTTCGGTCAATAATGCTTTTAATAGGATTTTGTCTAGTTCTTTAAAATCCTTGTCATTATCGATTAATTCAGTAAGTTTTTCAGCTATACTAAGCATTCGTACCTATTCTAGTTTTAATTTGATTTACTATTTCAGCATCCTCCAATAAGAATAAATCGCTATTTTCAGCCATCATTTGCATCAATACAGGATATGCTAAATTGTGTATTCTCCAGTCGTTATCATTGATTGTAGCGGTATTGGATAGTATTTGTAACTCTTCTGTTGTATAGAATAAAAACAAATCTACTTTTTTAAGTATATTGATAATTCTATGTATTTGGCTTGTCTTTGAAATATATCTTTTTACAAATAATTCAACTTGCTGCCCTTTTATGAATTGAGGTGCTTTTGATTCCAAAATTTGCACAAACATTTCATAGGCTTGCGTTTCTTCTAAAATAGCATAGCTTTTCGGCTGCTCAATTACAATAGTTTCTAAATTTTCAAGTGTCAAAAGTCCATTCACAGAAGTATTCATATTGGAATAAATCTCAATGCCTATTCTACTTAACCAAGTAAACATAGCCTCAAGTGTTATATGTTTACTTTCTTCCGTTTCAGGTAGTCCGCTTTTAATTTTCTTTTGGATATATATTTGGTCTTCAGCTTTTTCAATCGAATCTAGCCAAGTATTATTTGAATCTTGTTTTATATCTACAGGTGGGATATAAAACTCAACCGCTGGAGTAGAATCGTACCCTCCAGTATCTTTATTTGGTCTTTTTTGATAAACATTAGCTACCGATTGAGTGGTTTTAAAGCCCGTACCATTACAAGGTTCGCACGTTTCCCTCCCCGTTGGGCAAGCGTCCGTTACATCACATTTAACATCTCCGTAGCCTCTACATTCTGGGCAAGAATCGTGTATTTCTGACATTCTAGGGTACCCGTAGATATTCTCAACTCCAACGTACATACGTCTTTGAAGTAATGCTATATTTCCAAATGGAATGTACCCATTTACAGGACTTTCACAAATGCCATCTTTTTGAATATTTACGCCCGTTGGTGTCCAAGGTTGTATTTCTTTGTCAAAATTAATTATTCTAGTTACACTTATTTTTTCAGCATATTCAACTTCAATGTACTGATTTCTAGATACAAATACAACGGTTTTTTTAATATATTCAGCTTTTTCACCTATCTTATACTTAATCGCTTTATTTTTATTTCTATTTACAAAGTTTTTATACTCATCTTTGATTTCGTACTCGCTTCTATCCAAGTCAATATAAACTATATAATCTTTTTCAAGTCTTAATAGTTCGGGGGTTTCTACAAAATGTATTTCCTTTTTGTCTTCTACTATTCTATAAGTTGATACCGTGTTTGGATCGCTTGCAGTTGTTTTTTTAATGAAGTCCAAAAAATACTTTTTAGGGATTTCGTTTTTAATCAAATATTCGATTGATTTTTCGCTACCTATGAAGTCCGCTGATGTATTGCTTACTATACGTCCAATATTATCTATTCCACGCCATATAGAGCCTTTTGTTACAGCCTCATAATTCTTTATTAAAAATTCTGTAAATTCTCTATCTTCATTTGGATAGTTATCTACAATAGCTTCGTATAAGTACCCTTTTGTATGTACTTGCAGTTCTTTTCTTTTTTCAATAAATTTAAAATTTAAAGAGCTATCTATATCCTTTTCAAGATACTTTGATAGCTCCTTAATATTATTTTCAGTAAAAATCATCTTAGATGCTTGCCGGAACTATTGTACTTAATCCTGGTATTGTGAAATTTTGAAGTGTTGAAAGGTTTCTAGGTGTCCATTGGATTTTAAATTGCAAATCTTCAAACTCTTTTGGATTGTTTGAAATAATGTTGTCAAAATCATTCAATGTACCTTTTCCTATCAATATAATTGAATCTGCTGGGTCACAACGTCTAACCGCTAAGTTATAATTGTTTAATGCTCCACTCAATAGCAAATCAGCCATATTGTGCGTTTTCCAATCTCCTGATTCTTTGTCCATTGCTTTTACAGAAATAGTCAACTCCCAAGTGATAGCAACAGCCTCATCCCCATTGCAACCGCCCACAAATGCCTTTTGGATTTCTGCTTTTTGAATAGCTCCAGTCATACGTCCAATACGTCTCATTTGCTCGCTTGCAGGTTTTGATGTATCGTTGATGTCCGCCCACCAAGCCAAGTCCATAATATCGGTGTCGTTCAAATCATAAGAACAAGGAATAAAATACAGATCATTTAATCCATTCTTAATGATTTTCAAGTCTTTAAGACAAGTAGGTAGGGTGTCTAAAACCCCACTATTACAATTGGGTAGACAAGATAAAATATCGATGTTATTTACAGTAGACATATATTTATATTTTAATAATAATTTAAATACAAAAATAAGTCATTAAATATTCTTTATTTGTATACTAATTTGCGAAATATAATTAAATGTATTCAAATATTGTGTTGTTTTTTCTGTGACCACTCAATTTGCTTCTTAATGTATTCTCGTTTAATACAAATATTCTGCACATTTCAGCTAATGAATTATATGTTTCTCCATTTTCTTTATTTATTACTTTTTTAGAAGTTGCGCTATTTTCGCTTATTTTTTTTCTAGTTTCATTAGATAGTTTTTTACCAAGCATCCAAGTATTTTTTCCTTTTGCAGACTTACTTAATTTTTCTTTATGCAAATCACTTAATTTTTTACCATACCAATATCCTTTCTCTTTTTTTTGTGAATCGCTTATTTTTCTTTTTGTTTCTTCACTAAGTTTTCTACCCTTATTTGCATCACTTATTTTTCTTTTGTGTAATTCTGTAAGTTTTTTGGCTTTTAGTTTTTTTCTGGTTTCTTCACTAATAGTTCCGCTTTTTCCATTTGCTTGAGTAAGCATTAAGTTTAACCCATTTTCTCCTAAAGCCTTATGTATATCTTGCCAAAAACGTTCACGTTCATTTAATAAATCAATTAAACATTCTTCTATTATTTCAAATTTATGATTTTCAACTCCATATTTTACAAATGAATTATATAGTTTTTTTTGTGATTTACAATGCAAATTTCTATATTTTATCCATCTTTTTAATATATTTATTGATTGTCCGATGTATATTTTATCATTCAATAAGTTTGTTATTTTATAAATACCTACTATTTTATTCATATTTTTTTATTAAACATTATTCTCCTATTACCTCCTAGAACTATACTTTGTTTCAGAACCTCAAAATAAGCCAAAAACAAAAATAACTCTAAAAAGTTTGTGTTGAAGTTGCTTAAACCCAACTAGCAATATAAGCATTTGTGCCTCCACCTCATTCCAAGGTATGTACGTAGAACAATAAGCCGTACAATTTTCACTCACTACGTTTTCCTTTCGGGTTCTAGTTGCTGGTTGTTAAGGAAAAAACAGAGCCAGACTTTTATGTAGCGTCTTAATTACTATTTTATTTTATGATTTTAATCTATTGAAACGCTTTATATGGTAGCGAGTAGAACCTTAGATTATAGGCATAAAAAAAGCCAACCCAATTGTGGAACTCGGGGCTGGCTTTAAAAACTATATTCAAATAAAATTATAGCAATTTAGACTACCTGAGCTCCACCAAAGGTTTTGCAAAGATAATACTTTTTTTTTATTTCAAAATATTTTTTTTTATTTTTCGATTTGTTTAACCAAACATACATCGTATTCGTTGGTTACTTCGCCACTAATTAAAGCACGTGATATAGTTTCTACGCTATACACCATACCTTGTTTTTCAGCTTCTTTGATAAAATCTTCTTCTTTTAAATCTTTAAACTTTCTGTTTAATACATAGATTTTTACTTCTTTTAATTCTTTCATTTTGATAATTTTAATTTTTTTCGATATTCGATTTGATACTCTTTGATACGTTCTTTATTCTTTTTGCGATATTCCTTTTGCTTAATTGCATGGCACTCGTTACAGATATTCCGAACCCTACCAGCGTAATTGTTTTGGATAAATTCCTTTTCGCATTTTAGGCAAACTCGCATTATTTAGTTGTAAAATTCAATTTAATGGTGTGTCTTTTTGTAGAATCGTATGCTTCATACATATAGTATTGACCAGTTACCGTATAAGTTCCATTAGAGTTTTTAACTATGCTTACCGTTTTCGCGCAATTTGGATTTGAAAAACCATTTTTACCTATTTTTGTTTTGTAATATGGAAACAAAGCGGTAGTCAAAGATGATTGATAAACGCCCGTCATTGAATCCTTTGAGTAGTTCATTATTGAAGCTGTAGCATAGTATTTTATGCCTCCATTTTCAAGTTCGGTATAATTTGCCATTGCAAGCCCAGCTGTCAATATACCATTTGCTAATGTATAGCTTCTAGTCTGAGCCTCATACTTTGTTGAATTGTGTTCAAACCAATCTGTACTTGCAGTAGACCCGTTTGGATTTGTCGATGATCCGCAAGATGTCAATAATGCGATTGCTAATGCTGATAATAATAATGTTTTTTTCATTTTAAATGTTTTTAGTTGTTAAATAATAGTGCAAAGATAAAGCATATTTTACAAATGTCAAGAGTTTTTTTTAATAAAATTTCATTTATTTTTAGAATCCCAATGTTTATAAGGGTTTCGGAGCGAAAAAAAATATTCCATAAATAAGGAATATTTAAAAAAATGCTTTATTTAAGGAATTAAAATTAAAAAACCCCCGAGTATTTTACAATAAACGAGGGAAAAAAATGAAAGAAAGCTGACAAAGATACTACTTTTTAATCACGCTTTGGATTTTTCTTAAGGCTTCTAGGATTAATTCGTTCATATTGGAGTTGCAACCGTTTTGATTTTAATGAAAGTACACACTATCTTTGGTGCATCGCCATCGTGAACGTGTAACATGTAATTGAGTTGCCATTCTGGACTTAATGCTAATTCTTGATTTATAGCTGTTTCAAAATCGCTATCCCAGTTAAATACTATTACTTTTGTGTTATACATTGTTTATAAATTTTAGTTAGCAATATAGCAAGAATCCACACAACCGTTATAGATTGTTTTTTCTTCCGTTGTTTTGGCTGTAATTGAATAATAAATGTTTCTATGGCTTTTATCCTTAATATTGAAATTTAAGCCGTCTATAACGTAATATTTGCCTTCTAATGGACTAAATACTTTTGCGTTTCCCAAAACACTAACGGCATTATCTAGTGCAAAATCGCCTATATCTTCAACGTCCAACGCCCTTACTTTTGCCATTTTTCTACTCATTATTCTATTTGCTTTTTTTACAAAGTCAAATTCAATAGAATCCCTTTTAAATTCACCTACCCTGCAATAAAATTGAGGTGAATATATTTGCTGACTCATTGGACGTGGATATGTAAATACTGGACTTGAACTAACATAGTCAGGCTCGGGTAAAATTCCTATAATATCGCCATTTATATCAGTTGTTTTTTCTAAGTCCAAACAAGGCAAAAATAAATTGTATGGTCTTAAACAATTTTCTTTTGTAAACCAATCCGAAACGAGGTGCAACTCATATCCATCATCATACGTCAATTTGTAATGAAGTTGAAAATCGTTCAATGTAGGTATTGTAAAATTAAATCCTTTGATGTGAACATAATAATCTAAAAAATCATTGTACCCATTTGCAACCGAAAAAGTAGGGTCTTGAACGTTATGTATAGTTCCTTTGCAATCTTGTAACCACGTGTCCTCCGCTACTATTGGAATAGGAATCCCAGTAATAGAAGCCCTTGAAAACCTCGCTTCTACAAATAAAAATTGCATATATTGCACCATATTATCAGCCATTGGGATTGTATAGCTATGGCATTTTGATTTTTGTCTATATAAATTCATATTATCTAAATTCTTTTACTTTTATCGTTAATTCATATTCTTTTTTTATCACTTCTTTTACTTGTCCTTTGTATGTTATTCCTTTATAAGTCCATTGAATTACACGCCCCTCCTTTCGGTTGTTTTCATTATCAAATCCAAAAAATTGTAAATAGTTACAACAAGCTACTAATGTAATTTCCCTCAAAGAGTTATTAGAATTTCTGAATTGATAGTTATCTGTTTGCTCATGTAATTCAGGATATAAGTTCCCTAAATAATAAGAATCGAAATATAAATCATAATTGAATACGTTTAATTTTTGATAGCCAGTTTGCCATTGATTGACCCAATCTATATTTGGTTTATTATATTTTGGATTTTTTTGAATATTTCCAACTGGATCGATTATTACTTTTGCCTCATTCATAGGCTTACCAGCTTGAAGTCTTATAATTGATAAGTTCGATTTTTGCCCCGTTCCGTATAATTGGATTGCTCCTTGGTGACACGATGTTTCATAGGCAAATTGGTCTTTAATATCACTTGCGTATATAAAGCTATTTACAAGCCCCAATAATGCCCCGCTAGCAACAAGCCCCCATATTACTAACTGAGCTGGAAATGTAACCACAACCGCACCAACCCCCGCACCCGCAGCTGGAAAAGTGTACGATATAACTTGTATCGCAGCATATACATTTAATATAGCACATAAAGTAGCGGATATTAAACGCCCCATGTTTGGTATATCATTCAAATAATCCAATCCAAAACCATCCCCCCAAAATCCTACTGGTGCAAAGTAATTTCTTCTATCCTCCTTTCCACTAAATAAAGGATTAACCACGCCACCACTTGTACTTACATAGTCATTGTAAGCACGTTGCATAGTATTACTTTTTTGATCGCCACTATCCATTGTATATAAGTAACCTATCGCAGCCTTTCTTTTATCGCTATTGAACGTTTTTTTATGTTCTATAACATCGTCCTCATTGAAGTTGAAAGTAAAAACCGTGTTTGGTGTGTCTTTTTTCAATCTCAATACAAGCGTTTGCGTACTTGTATTTAGTTCATATTGCATATTATAAACCTTGCATAGCTCTGCTAAAAAATCGGTCGCGGAATTGACAAAAACATTGTTAAAAGAAAACTTTGTGTCAGGTGCAGTGCAACTTCCATCCAACCTAGTCATAAAGTCACCAGCGTATGGCGCTACTATAGCATCATTTTCAAATTGATTATGAAATGGAGTGTCTGCCGTCCATCCATGCTTAGCGCAAAAATTATCTATTATTTCGTATATCTTTGGACAAGCTAAAAATTTCCCAAACCCCATGTTTTCAACCCTTGCTTCACCTAAATTTAAAAAACCAGATACTATGCTGCCAAACCCTACATTTATTATTGGAATAGTTCCAAACCCTTGTATAAACATTATCAACCCAATATTAATCCCGTGTTGAATAGGCGTGTTATGTATGCAAACTTCGTGTGTATCAAAATCCTTTCCACCAGAAAACCAACCCTGCCAATCATCAAAAATTGAAACAATATCTAAAAATGATTTATCTCTATTTGCCTCAACCAATGGAAAATTTATAGCGCATTCGGCTTCGTACTCGCTTACTTCTATATTGTCGGGTCTTATTTCATATCCTATTAATTCGATTCCACAATCGTCCGTAATTCGTACGTCAAACCAATTTAACTCGCTACAAGGTGTTGAAGTAAGCCAGTTCATTATTTGTACTTTTGCATCGCTCACTACTTCTAATGAAGTTGAAGTGGATTTATCCCTTATTAGAGTGCCACCATCGCCCATTTTTAACGTCAATTCAATAGACTTCAAGTTATTCACATAGTCTGTTATATCCGTCCACGTTGTAGGCACGCTCCCAGGTACATATTCAGCTACAAATTGACCGCTAATGTTATTACATTGAACTATAACGTTATTTCCAGCCTCGTCTTTGTGTTGACCTCTTCTAATTTCTATCTTCATTATGCGTTTTTACTTTTGAATTTTTCATAATCAACTGAAGTAACCAATCCGTGTACGCCTTTCTCGTCTACTGAGAAATTAACCGAAAATCTTTTGAAGGCTTCAACTTGCATCATTGATATTTTTTTCAATTCCTTAAATTCTTTTTTTAGATCCGAAAGTTCGTTTTTTTCAGCCACCACTTTTGATGGTCTTGGTTTTTCTACAGTAAATGAAGGCATGCCACCCATTTCTAATAATTTTGGCAAATCTTCATTTTTGATTCCTTTTAGTTTCTCGTTTATGTAACTTGGAACAATACGCTCGCCTTCGTGTGCCATAATTGGTATAGTGTCTTTTCCTTTTGGATTGTTACCCAATTGTAAATATTCAGTACCGTCATAGAACTTTGGACGTGCTGCACTCAATTGATTTAATAATGAAAAACCAGTAGCAACCGCCCCTGCTATTGTAGCGATTCCAGTAATAACCCCAACAGCCCCTCCTTGCGCTATTTGAGCCACCGCTCCTGCAATAGCTACTAAAATTTGAGACGCTTGAACGGCTGCATCAATTTCTAATTGTCTTTGCGCTGCGGCTTCCCTTTTAGCTTCTAATTGTGCCAGACGTTCTTCTTCAATTCTTAGATATTCAGTATTTCCATTTTCGGCTATTTTTGTAGCGTCCGAAACTCTACGCTCCTGTAATTTAATAGCTTGGTCATAGCTATCTATTTCGGCTTGGTTACGTTGTTTTATTATATCAATCGTGGATAGTATAATATTATTGAACTGCTCACCTATTTGTTTGCCCTCTTCATTTGACACTCCGAAAATCAATGCAAATAGATTGCTTTTTTTATCTTTTGCGATTCCCTCCGCTATTTGTGTCTTTTTTTCTGCAATATCTTTGCCTAAAACGTCCGCTTGTTTCAATAACTCGTCACGGCTTTTTTGCGCTTGCTCGCCTTCAACTCCAATTAATTGAGCGTACCTCTCTTGAATACTTTGTAATTCTTTTTCGTCTTTTGCTATTTCGTTATCTAAGTATCTTTGATTGTAGGTTTTTTGGATATTTTCTACATTTTTTTTATATTGTTCAAAAGTAATTTCACGATTTTTAAGGCGTTCGGCTTCAAATAGAATATCTTCGGCAGCCTTTCTATCTTCGCTTGTATTTAGTCGGCTCGCCTGGTCTTCTATCAGTTGTATTTGAGATTCAAAGGCTTTTTTTGCTATTTCTATTTTTCTATCTTCTTTACGCTGGAATGCAGTCAAAGATAAATCATAAGTTGCATTTTCTATTTGTGCTATTATTTCAGCCTCTTTTTGTGGGTCTTCCTTATATTTTTCTTTTGCCTGCTTAATTAGTTCGGCTTTTGATTTTTCAAGTGCCTCAATTTCTGTTTTATATGTCAATTCAGATATTTCTGTTTCACGTTGAATATCATTTTGAATTAAATCCAAACGCTCTTTGTTGTAATCTTGATTTAATTTTAAAATATCATCATTGATTTTTTGGCGTTCTTCTGCTAATTGTTTGTTGTATTCTCGAACGGCTTTTAACCGTTCGCTATTATTCAATTCTTCATTTTTCAATAATAAATCATTATATTGATATTGAGATAGCTTTTTTTCTTCTAAGTCTTTTTTCGTAAGTTCATTTCGTTCTTTTAATTTTAAAGAATACTCAGCATTTATTTTATCCAACCCTTCTAATTCTGAAATCCTTAGTGTTTCGGTTTGTTTTTTTAAATCTGCAACTCTATCTTTGTATACATTTTCGATTTCCTTTGCAGTATCTTTTTTTGATTTCACTAGTTTTTTATCATCATCTATTTCGAGTTTTGAAGATGCTAACTTATCCTTAACTAATTTATCTAAAAAGAAATTTTCTGTTTCGTTATATTTCTTTCTATCATTTACTAATGTTCCTAGTGTTGCTTTTTGTTGCAAAGCTCTATCTGCTTCACTTAATCCATTTAATTTTCTTATTTTACCTATTTCTATAGTAGCTTTTAACTCACCATCTAATTTCTTTTGCTCTATTTCGGCTATTTTACCCTCAATGGCCTGCGCTCTTGCACGCGCTACTAACGCCAAATTTACCTCGTTGATTACTTTTGACAAGTCACCATACAAAATTTGCTCTTTTGATAAATTTCCAAAATAATTAGGATATTGTTTTTGCAACTCATCTACGGCTTTTAACCTTTCTTTTTTAGATAGAGTTTCGCTTTGTGCAACCGTTGTTAATACTTTGAGTTGTGCAATATCTTCACCAGCTTGTTTATTAGATTCTTTTTGTAAATCATTGTATTCTTTTTGTGTTTTTGACACGCCACTCAACGCCTCTTCTACTTTATCCCAATTTGCAATCAATAAGCCTATTGCTACAATTGCAGCACCTATTCCACTTGCTAATAATGCTTTGTTGAAAGTTTGTTGAGCAGCGGTTGCCAGTCCTTGAGTTTCTGCTAAAAAAATATTACTTCTAGCGGATAGATTTGTCCATAATGTTTTTGCCTCCAATGCCAAACCCTCCTTATTAGTCAAAAATGTACTAATTTCTTGAAAACCTTGTGCCACTTGTTGAACGGCTAATAATTTATTGATTGACTCCTGTAGTTCCTCTGTTTCGGTTCCCGTCAATCCCAAAACACCTATATATGTTTGATATGCCCCTATAGCAGTATTTATACCCTCCAATCCCAAATCTACTTTGTATGTATCACTTGACGCTTTTTTCAAAGCACCTTGTAAGTCACTTTGTGCATCTATTAAGTCAGATGTTTCGGCACTTAATTTTCTATAAGCCTCCGTGTTTTCTTCTCCAACCAATACCATTTGTTGCAATGCTACCGTATTAGCTCTTATTTGCGCTCTAAATGATGTTTGTTTTTTTTCAGCCGTTTCACTTTCAACTCCAAACTTAGTTGTTTTTTTCGAGGCTTCTTCAATTGCTTTTTCGGTCTGCGAAATGATAGCCCCCAAAGTTTTAACCGCTTGCGGATCACTTGCTTTTTTTAGTTCATTTTTCAATGTGTCTAAAAAGGCTTTTATCTTTGGAGTGTTTTTGTCGAAATTATCAAATATCTTATTGAACTCCGAAAAGTCAGCACCACCTCCAGCACTTAATAATTTTTGTAGTTTTTGTAGTTCAGTTACAGGTTTGTTTAAATTTACGCCTTCGGTGTCTTTTGCTAACTTTTTCATTGAACTATCCAAATCATTTACGGACGTAACCGCTGTTTCGATATTCTTTACAAAACTTTCAGCATCAAATTTGAGTTTAAAAATTTCCTCTGCCATATTAATTGTTTTTTAAAGTTGACAATACCGATTGATATGCATAGTGTGCCTCATACTCAGTCTTAAACCTACCTAAATGCCTATTTTTGCCGTCTATGTATATACATCCTTCCCATTTATTAGCTCTTTTATTCCAACTAACACCAGTATATTGACTAGTCGTACTTTTATTAAAGAAATGTTTTTCTATATTTTGCCTAAATGTTATTAATTGCAAATTTTCTAATCTGTTGTCAGTTTTAATATCGTTTTTGTGGTCTGGCACCATTTTATTTGTACCATCTGGAATGTGTCCTAGAAATGCCATAGCGACAAGTACGTGGACTCCATATCCTTTTATTTTTCCATTTTTGGAAAGTATCGCCACATTGTATCCATTAGTAATTCCTGGCTTTAAAATCCTTTCTTTTGATATATATATTCTTTTACCATTATCTATTTCCCTACGCAATGATTTTACATTTCCTAAATTTGATACTTTATAAAGTCCTTCATATCCAAGAATATCTTTATATATTTCTTCCATAACTACATAATTAATTCACAAAAATACAATAAAATAGTTGAGTTTGTGTATTTTATTTTAAGAATCCAAATCTTTGTTTTGTTTGTTTTTTTGTTTTATTATCCAATCGTTCACCTCGCTATACAATTGACCTACAGAATAACTCATTAATGTATCACGTTCTTTATACGATTCTTTAGCCATTTGAAAAACGAGGTCATTGAAATTGTCGATTCGTTCACTAATTCTTTTGATTCGATTTGTGATGGTGTCGGTGTCGGTTTCGCTTGATTCTGCAAATAATTGACTATATCTATGTCTAGAATATTCTGAGAATGATTTGTTAATTCTTGTAGAATTTGCAAAAAAAAACCTATCAAATCACTATCCTTTGTCCAATCGTTTATATTTTTTTCGCTAATTTCCTGTTCATATACTCCTATACTCCCCAGTTGCGATTCGTGTACAAATATAAGTCCAATTAAGAATAGATTTGTTTTGTAGTGATTCCAAAAGTCACTAATTTTGTTTTTGAGTTGATCCCCTTTTGCGTATGCGTTCATATAGTCACCTGCTTTCATTAACTCTAGCACGTTTTCAAGCTCTTTTTTCGCCTCGTCTTGGCTTATTCCTATCTTTGTAAACTCTACAATAGTTTGATAGCCTGCAAGCCTTAAATAAGGCATATTCACGATATTAGAAAAGTAGTAAATTTTGCCAAAACTTGGATGGTCGCACGCTAAGTTTAATTTGTATTGCTCTTTTTCATTGTCAAGGATAATGTAATCCCCGTTATCTACTGCTATTTTGTACATAATTCGTTATATATTTTTTTTGATGTTTCACAAAATTGTAAATCGTATGGCATCTTTTTCACAATGTTATAGACTGCAAAGTAGCTACGTTTATTTTTGTAGTCAAAGATAGACAAAATTTCCTTAATCGGTACATTTAAGTTGTAGTATAGATAGAAAATTACTACTCTTTTTCTAATATTAGTTTCTTTTGACTTTTGCCAAAATAGCTTAACTTCTTTGCGTGTCATATCTTAATTTTTGATGTTTCCAATTATCCCAGTCCTTTCTTACATTTGCATATAAAAAGTCACACAATGCGTCTAATAAGTGCGATTTGCTTTGGTCTTTGTCTTTTATCATTTTATAATCTTCACCTACTTGAATAGACTCAATATCATCTATCAAAAATGGACAATTTCCAATGATAAATTTAGGGTGCAATGCCATTATTTCGTTTGCTAATGTTCTTTTTTCTTGAATATAGTTTTTTGGTTTGCCTCTAGGTTGTCTGACTTGACTAGGTACTAATCCCAACTCTTCAATGATTGTATTAAAAGCTGGTCTAGCGTTTAATGCTTCGGCTTTGTGCGCCCACCCCGAACTATCTCCGTACACCTCACAATATCGCAAATCTTTGAAGTCTTTTTTTATTTCCCTACAAATAGCGTACACATCGGCTTTTTCTAATCGATACTCTTTGACTACGTGAATCCAATCTAAAAATCTATCCCTTTGAATTACTAAGCAAGTCATAGGGTTGTAGTTAAAGTCAAATGATAAGTATATAATCTCCCTTTCATTGAACTCTACGGGCATATTGTGGCGTGTTTTATTAAATGAATGAATAAATAAATTGTCTTTAACTTCGTTGCCCCAACGTCCGTAATAATCGCATTCAAGCTTTGAAGGGTCTCCTACTGCTCCATTTATTAGAGTTTGTCCATACGCCTCCCTATCTATAAATTCATTATCATTAAAAGTTGAATGTATCAATAGCGTATTTTCTGCAAAGTTTTCTTTTAATTTATATGCGTTATTTTCTTCAAAAAAATGTTTACGTGTCCAATTTTTTTCATTTATTGGATTAAATGATACTTTGAATTGTAAATAACCACCTTCAGGAGTTCTTAATAATTTATCAAGCGTTAAAAAATCTTCAAGTGATCCACGTGTACACTCATCCCAATATATTATAGTAATGTCATCCAATCCTTTTGTAGCTTCTATATTATCTAATCCAAATGGAATAAACCAATGCCCTGAAATTAAGTTTTGAATCCTATAATCACCATCGTAAAACCTAAAAAAATTATCTAAATTTTTGCTTTTAGCTATACGTTTCAATCTCGCATACTCTTGATTCCTAATATTTTTAAAAATTGTATTTACATATAATATTTTAGTAAATTGTTTTGAAAATGATTTGAGTAATAAGTCTATAATATCGTGTTCCGATTTTCCTGATCCACGACTTCCAAAATTGATATTATAGCGATACTTATTAAGAATTAAGGGCTTAAACTTATCGCTAGTAGCACTTTCTTCTAATATAATAGCCATTATTTTTTATTTCCTTTGATTATTATATCGGTTTCGGTTGTGATAGTTGTTTCTGTTTTCTTTGGAGCTTCCCAGCCGTTTAGTTTTGCCAAAACCTCTATTGCAGATTTTCTATCCGCTGGATTTGGAATTATAGTTTTATCCCCTACGTCTTTTGCGCCACCTTTTGCAATTTCAGTTAAAATAGCCATTGCTTCTTCTTTGCTTAAAATATCGCTTTTAACGGCTTCTTTTTCTATTTGTATAGTTTCATTCAATTTAGCTTCGTTAATTAAGCTACGTCGTTCTTGATACACCTCGTTTGCGATTTTTAGATAAGTGTCGGCTGTCCTTTCAGAAGTTTGAAAGTTTTTGCAAAATTTTGAAACTATTTCTTTTCTTTCAATAATGCCTTTTTCTAATAATCCCAAAATAAATTCTACATAAATATCCTTACTCATTTTGCTTTTCTATAAAATTAAACAAATAAATGCCTCCAAGTTTTTTTGTTTCTTATTGCAGAAACTTTTGATTGACTTATGTTATACTTATCTTGAAAATACTTACTTTTTTCTTTTGAGTTAAATATTTCCAAAACAATTTCTTTATTTAATTTTACCATAGGGTGGCTTTCTCCTTTTTTTGGTATTTTTAAACCATTATCTAAAGCGTGTTTTTGATTTTCTCCCCAAGTGCTCCACTCTAAATTTTCAAGTCTATTATCTTTTTTTATACCGTTAATATGATTAACAGTTGGTTTATTTTCTTTATTTTCAATATATGATTCTGCTACTAATCTATGTATTTTTAATTTTTGTTGTTTTGTTTTGTTTGTTAGCTTTACATATTCATAACCATTCCTATCAATTTGAGATTTCATTATTTTTACTTCATTTCTTCTGCAATAAAAGGTGTTGTAAACTTTGCCACATTTAGTTATAAAATAATTTTCAAAGCCTTTAATTATACGTCCTGAAATTATTGTGCCTTCTTGAGTTACCGAAATAGATTCAATTACACCTACCTTATCAATAGATGTTTCAAGTAGTTGCATACCTTTTTCGGTGTGCTTATTGGTATTTCTTTTTGAGGGTTTTATTATCATATTACTTATTTAACCACCATTCTTTAATTGTAACAAAATTAGATTTTGCCTCTATTGAATCATTATATCTTATTCTTAGCTCTTTGCCTGATTTTAAATTAATACTAATGCAATAATCCGATTCATTTATATTTTCTATTCTAATATCGCTTATACTTTCTTTTTTGAAAAATATATTCTCAAATAGATATTCTTTTTGTTCAATACCTAAATCATCATTAATCAAAATAGTTTCTGCATCTATGAAATACTCAAATATATCATTTTCGATTTTGAAATATGATTGATTTATGTCTACATACTCTGGGTTTTCCCATTGCTCTGCTAAATTTGGTATTTTTAGTTCTATTATCATATTTACTCTATTATTTCTGTTTTAAAATTACATTACTATCCTCAAATTTATAAAAATAATTAAACATTTCGCTTCTTTTTTCTTCATACTCTTTTTGAGCGTTGCAATGTGCACAATCTTTGTGAGATTCTTGTCCGAAGTATTTTTTGTATTCAGCTTCAAATATTTCATTATCCGCCTCCGTTGGGTTTTTTATTTTAAATTCCATACTACTCTTTTATAAAAGATCCATCTACCATTTTACCCTTTCTATCCTTAATCTCATTATAAGCTAAATTTAAGGCTAATTTTAAGTCGATATTCCTTTGTTCGGCTAATATAATTAAAGTTACCAAAACATCGCCAAAACCATCTAATTCTTTGTCAATATCCTCTTTGATAATTGCACTTGAAAGTTCGCCTAATTCTTCTACAACTTTCATAAATTGCTTTGGGGCGTTTTCGGGTTTAATCAATCCTTTTGCCTCTGCCCATTCAACTACTAACTTTTGTAGTTCTTTGATTTCTTTTAAAGGTTCTAATACTTTTTCCATTTTTATTTGTTTTTAATTATTACACCCTCTGCTCCCTCGCTTCCATTATCCAGTTCTTGACGTTCCCTTTCGGCTTGTACGGTTCTATAAAGATTAATGTATATTCTACTCATTAAGTTTCTGTTCTTTGCAGATAGTTTGCTTAATTTATTGTGAATTGCCATTATCTCATTGGTAAATGGTACAATCTTATCTAATCCTTTTTCTTTAAGAAATTCAATATTTCTATCTTTTTTGTTAATCTCAAAAATTTTATCTAATCGCTCCTGAAGTGTCTTTTCCATTTAATCTAATTTTTAAAAATCCCTATGCCAAGTCTATCTATCTTGTTAAGTTTCTTTTGGAGAACGTCTATAGCCGTAAGAATCAAACGCTAGGGATTTTATTTTGCAAATATACAAATTTTTATTTAATTATTGAATAAATTATTGATAACACAACGGCTGAAATACCTAATCCAAATATAGCACCTCTAATAAATGATTCCCAACCGAAATTGGGTGTACTTTTTTCAGCTACCTTTAAAATACCTTTTAGGTCAAAAAGCTGAAAATTTAATTCTCTAATTTCATCTTCTTTTTCCTTTAATGATTTTTTTAACCTTTCAAGTATTTCTTTATGTTCTTTTAGAAAATCATCTTTGGAATAGGCATATACTCTTTGATGGGCGCAATATGAAAATTCTACAAATTCATTTTTCATTGCTTTTTTTAATTTAAGCAATTCCATGTACTCTTCTGTACTTACTATTGATGTTCCTTTTTCCATTTTTTTATTGTTTAAAATCATTTAAAATATGATATTCTTTACCATTTATAGTTTCTAATCTAAAAATATTGTTTTCTTTTAGATTTCTCATTGAATCATTTGCTTTCTCTTCTGTTAAATTCAAAACGTCAATAATGTATTGATTATCTATTTCGAGTTTTCCATCTGAGTCTGCTATTAATACCATTAGCTTATAAACCAATCTATCTCTATTTTTAAATTGTTTTAAATCATTTAATCTATCCCTCATTTTTTTATTTTTTAGTTGTTAAAAATTTATTTTTCTTCAAATTCTTTTAAATACAAATCGATTACTACTTTGGTTTTTTCCAAGTCTTCTTTAAAAGCTCCTTTTTTTCGGCATCTTACAATTCTTTTGATCACATCAAATTCCCACGCATTTAGTTTGTGGTCTTCTGCAAATTTGTATAGGCTACCTTTTTCGTTGTTGTAGTATTTTGGGGTTTCTTTCAATTGGCTATCAATTATATTTTTTAGCGTATCTAATTCGCCATTAAATGGTTTTTCGCTTACAAAGTAGGTTTTTAACTCATCTTTTATTGAGCCGTCTATGCACATTCCATTTTTATTTTCCATTTTCATGTTCTATTTTTTTTAAAAATACTCCAACCTACCTCTATACGTCTATAGTTTCGGTTGGAGGGTTCTCTGCTTATTTTCTTCGTCAGAGTTATATAACCAATCCGCTTTTGAGCATTGCTAAGAGGCTTGACAGGTTTGTTTTATTTTAAAATGGCAAATTGTCGCTTAACCCCTCGCTTGAAGTTTGAGCATTAAACTCTTTCTTCGGTGCCACAGGATATTCTTTTGCTTTTGAAAATACTACCGTTCCATTACCTACATAATTTCTAGGTGCTTTTGCTTCTCTTTGTTCTTTTGTTTGGCTTTCCCAAGCACTTACATTGTTTCCAAATTGGTCTACATTTTCATTTACTGAAATTGTGATACTTTTTTTAAGTTCTTTGATGTACAAATTGATTAACATTTTTTATAATTTTAATTTTTAAATAATTTTGAGCTCTTTAGCTATTTTTTTTAAATGAAAATAACGGATTTCAAATTGTTGTCCTGACCTACTAAAACCTTGCAAGTCTAAAGCATCTTTGATTTTTTCAATTTCCAACTCAATATCCACAATAGCTTCTATTCTCTGTGTGTTATTACTGGCTAACCTGAACTTTTGAACGGCATCGAATATATGTTTTTCATCAAACTTATGCCCTTGTTGTAAAAGTATCTTTTGTGCTATCTCTCTTAGAGTAATCATTTTCTTAATTTTTATGCAAATATACACACAATATTTTAATAATCAATAGATTTATCAATTTTTAACAATTTTATTTTTAATCGATATTCCTTAATCAATTCTTTTAAACTATCTATTGTATAGTTGGATTTTTCGTTTCTATTTTTATCCAACCATTCTACTCTCTCAAGTCCTATTTTTTTTATTAAATAAACTCTATACTCGTGTAGGTTGCCGTGTAAATCCTTATTACAAGGCCTTGAGCATTGGGCATGAACATTATCTTCGTTGAATCTCAAAAAGCTCTTTGTAGTAGGATAGAAATGTCCCGCATCTACATTGCCATTTCTTAATGACTTTTGGCAACTAATACACGGATCGTTAGCATCTCGCATTCTTATAAATGTGTTAAAAATCTTTTGTGCGGTTTTTAAATAATCACTTAGTGTTTTCATTTGATCCAATCCAACTTTTTTTTCCTTTTGAGCTTGCTTTATTTTTGCATACTTAATTGAGCATACAAAAGAACATACTTTTTGACCAATATTTCTAGCCATAAACTCAGACGGGCAAATAGCGCATTTTTTAGGCTTTATTTCTTTTTTCATATTGTTTTAACCATTTGAGATTCCACATATTTTCGAGTGCCATTTTCTGTTTCTATCAAATACAATATCTCCTCCGCATTTGATAAATTTACTCGAAGTATTTTTACTGGCTCGTAATTGACCTTTTCCCTACCTTTTTTTCTCTTATTTAATGGAATGAATAATAAAGCATCTACTGGAGCTTCTAGGTCAATTCCTAGCTTCTTTTTAAGTACCAATTGTTTGATATTTTCCAGCATAACTATTTATTTTTGCAGTAATACAACACGTTGGTGTGGCTTTTATAGCTAAATGCTTTTGCAAGAGCTACGGGGCTGTAACCTTCAAAATAAAGATACCTTAAAAAAGTAATTTTTGCTACTTTGTCAGATAAATCAATCTTTTCTTTTAAAATCAAATCCTGTATCTCTTTGATTTCTTTTTCGGTTTTTTCTCGCATTTGTTTTGTAGCTTTCTCCTTGATTATTACTTCGTAGCCATCGCCTAATTTTTGCCTTAAATCGGCTTTTATTTGCTTAATATTCATTATACCTATTTAATTGTTAAAACTATTTTTGTCTATCTCATACTTAATTATTGGATTTTTCAAATATTCTTTAATCATTTTTTCTCCAAGTTCAAGACCTTTTTTTATAGCTTCTATTTTTTCGCTATCTCTATAATATCTTTTCACAAATAAAGATTTTTTGAAATTTGGATTAAAAGATATAAAGTCACACCAATCACGCTCCGAAACATACATACCCATATTCATTTGCCAAATTACAGAGCTTTCGGCTTCATTGGATAGTATAATATCTAGGTGTTTTGAGTTATTCCTTGCTTTTATTTCAACTAATCCATCCTCATTTACCAATCCATCGGGGCTGTAACCTACATATTCATTGAACTCAATAAATCCAACTTCTTTTATTTCAACTCCTTTTTCAAATTCGTACATTGAACGTGCAATAGGCTCCAATTCGTGACCTCTTTCAATATCGGAGTTTGAGTAATGCTCTTTTTCTGCAATTGCATTTAATATTATTTCCTTAATGTACGTTTTTAAACCAGCACCACAATTTCCTATTGCAGTTGCATTTGAAGCCGTCATTTTTAATTTTCTAACTTCGTGCCATTCTGGAGTGCCTTGATCTATCTTATGAATTTTCATTTTTTAGTTTTTCTTTTTTTGAAGCCATTAATTTGATAAATTCTTTTTGGTCTTTTGTTTTGGAATTGTAGGTATTGTATATTTGCGTCAATTCTTCAAGACTTTTTGCACTTTCTATTTTGTCTTTAATAGCTTTTTCGAGTCCTTCTTTTTCTGTAACGTTATCTGCTTCGCTTTCCGTCTCATCAATTAAAAATAATCCGTTTAAAGCGTATTTACGAGCGTAACTTGAAGCTGTACCAGTGCATTGCTCTGAACTCATACCTTTATGGTCTCCCATTTCGGCAAAACCAAATACTTCAACAATATCAGCCCCTATTTTTAGCGTTGCTGTTGATTTTAAAAATAGTTTGCTACCTATTTCAACAATGCTATCTGACAAAGTCAAAAAAGCATTAAATTTTGCCAATAATGGCTTTACCGATTCTAGTATTTGTTCGGCACTTCGGTATTTATATTTACCAAATGAGTTATAACTTCCTTTGGGGCATTTTAATTCTGCTTGAATTTTGATTAAATTTTCCATTTTTTTATTTTTAGTTATTAAAGTGCAAAGATAATGTATTTTTTACAAATGTCAAGTCTTTTTTTAAAAAGGGCAATATTCTTTTTTTGGCTTCAAAATTATATGCTTTTCACGTTCAATTTTTTCGCTTATTGAATCTCTTATGAATCTACCAACGTCTATTCCCATTGACTTCATTTTTTGAAGCGTTTGATGTTGTAAGTCAGTTATCCTAATTACCTTTGTTTTTGAGTATTTTCGCATAATTGTAATACATTAAGTTCATATAATTGTACGTTATAAGAAATAGCTACGATTCGTTATCTGAATAACTATTTCTTTTATCTCGTAATATTTCAAATAATCTCTCAGGTGTTAAAACATATCCAGCTAATGCTTCGTCTGTTCCAAATTTTCCACAATCTGAATAAAAATCTAAAACAATTCTTTTATCTTCTAATACTTTTATTTCAACAGAAGTTGTCTGTTCTTCTTTTGGTTTGTATAATAAACTCATAATTTCTATTTTTTTATTAATGCTATTTTTATTATCGTGTCTGAAATTAAATTGAAAAAGTAAATAGTTAAAATTGCTATTACAAATCCAATTAACATTGGTTCTAAATTCTTTAAAATATATTTTTTCATAATTACTTTTGGTTTTAATTATCCGCTACTTCTTATAACAGCAATTACACGCTATTGCTACTTTGTGATTAATTTAATGTTTGTTTTGTACCTTTCAAATCCGTGTTAAACCGAAAGATAGTTTTGTGTTTTTACGCAACAGACGTGTAGCTGCAAAACGTTATACACAATTGGTTGCTTCAA